ATGTAATTGTAGAGGGGATAATTGATGCTCTATCAATTCAGCAAGTGGGTTATACAGGGATTGCTTTACTGGGTAAGACGGCTACTAATGAACAACTCAGGGAACTAATCCGTATTAGTACCACATATCTTATCTATCTTGATGATGATGCGCTTACTCAAGCAATACAGCTAAAGTTACAGCTAGATACATTTGGGGTTAAGAGTATAATTATTGACTCAAGTAATGATGCTAATGATTGGTTATTGAAGGATAGACAAACACTCAAAGATTTAGTCACTCGTACCTATGAACAACTTAAGAAATAGTAACTGTAGATTATGTCCGCTCTATAAAGATGCTAAGCATGTCTGTCTCATGGGTAAGGGTAATGAGAAAGCTAAACTAGTATTCATAGGAGAGGCACCCGGTGAGGATGAAGATAGGAAAGGTGAACCGTTTGTTGGTAGAGCCGGTGGTATGCTTGATAGTATTTTTGCTGATGGTGATATTAAAATTAATCGAGATGATGTTTATATCACTAACGTTGCTAAGTGCCATCCCTTATTTAACAGCAAGCCGAATGTACAGTCGCTTGAAACCTGTGCTAGTACGTACCTGTCCCAAGAGCTTAATGCGATTCATCCTGAATTGATTATATGTTTAGGTGGTATGTCAGGTAAGACACTGTTAGGTGAAGCTAATATCACAGTAGCTATGCATCGCAATAAGATATACTATACTAAGCCTCCACTGCCTAGTGGTATACCATTCATTATCACTTATCATCCGGCAGCTACATTCCATCAACCTGAATACATTGGTGCAATACTAGAAGATTTGGAGTGGGCTAAGAGATTACTTGCAGGAGAACTCCCTAAACCTGGTAAGAAGGGAAGATATATTAAGCTTCACTCTATTAAAGATATACCAGAGTGGAAAGAGATACTAGAGGGAAAGTATGTAGTTGACTTAGACTTAGAAACGGAGGGATTAGATGCGTTCATTCCTAATCGTAGTATTCTGTCATGTCAGCTTTCACTTAGAGAGAGTGAAGGATATTACTTTGATTGGAGTGAAAAGATTGCTAAGCAATTATATACTATGTTTTCTCATCTGGTTTCTATTAATGGACATAATATTAAACATGATCTTAAATGGCTTAGACAAATAGTAGGTATTGAAGCACAAGGTAGAGTCAATGATACAATACAAGACATGAGGTTGATTGATGAGAATTTACCATCGTATTCACTTGATATACTTGCTACTAGCTTCACTTCACTCAAAGGCCATAAACGAGATTTGGTCAAGCGAATGGAGCAGTATATCAAGATACATAAAGAGAAAAAGGAACCGATTAGGCAAGCACGGGAAAGGTTATGGAAAGAAGCGTTCAATGCGTTACCCGAGAAAGTTAAAATCAATTATGGTTGTGGTGATGCAGACGCAACTGGACAACTACGTAGATTTGCTAAAGCTAAGATTAGAGTAATGGGATTAGTACCATTACATAATATTATCTGTGAGAATGTAAAGATGTTTGTAGATATAGAGTATAATGGTATGAAGGTTGATCTACTTGAGTTAGATAGACAGAGAATTGAATTCGGAGCTAAGGTTAAGAAGCTAGAGAGTAAGCTAATAAAACTAGGAGGTGAGATAAATCACAATGCTCCCTTACAAGTAAGGAAACTTATCTATAAGAAGTGGAAGTGTTATCCCCATGAGATTAAGATGGGTAAGAAGAGAGTTAGGTATAGCACAGGGAAGGATGCATTAGAATTAATCCTAAAGGATAATATTAATGATCGAGCCAGAAAATACATTACCAAACTCTTGGATTACCGAAAAGACTCTAAGTTATTTGGAACTTATATCGAAGGAATGCCCAGATTCCTCAGGAATAATAATCTTATTCATGCAGAGTGGAATCTGCAAGGTGCAGACTCAGGTAGAGACTCATGTCATAATCCTAATCTGCAACAAATACCTCGCAAGGGAGATATTAAGAAACTATTTATCTCCCGGTTTAAGAGAGGGGTGTTAGTACAACTAGATTCTTCTCAAGGTGAATTAAGAATTGCCGCACACACAGCTAATGAACCCACTATGATTAAGCTATTCAATAGTGGTACAGCTGATATCCATCAATCAATGGCTGAGTATATATTGAAGCGTAAGGTAACAGAAGATGAAAGATATAATACTAAGCAACTAAACTTCTTAGTGTTATATGAAGGTGGAGTTAATATGATACTTCAAGAGTTTAAGGGTATGACTAGAGAAGGAGGTGAAAGATTCTATAATAAGTGGCATGATACATTTCCCGGTTGGAAAAAGCATGTAGCAGAGATGCATAAGTTTATTATTGATAATCATTATATCAAGAGTATCTTCGGTAGATATAGACACCTATTTGTAGTTGATCCTAAGAGTGAGGAAGGTAGAAAGCAATTAAGAGTTGGTATCAATGCTCAGATTCAGGGAGCTTTAAAGGATTATATGAGACTGTGTGGAACTAGAGCTTGGAATAAGATTAGAGTAGAGGGTCTAGCGGATCATGTATTATTCATTAATGATACGCATGACTCCTACCTGTTAGATACTAGGGATATGGGCTATGCCAAACAGGCAATCGAAATACTACGAAAGGAGTTTGAAGAACCAGATACTTCAGCATTTAGTTTTACCTTTAAGGTTCCGATGAAAGTGGAAATTAAGGTTGGTCCCAATTGGAAGGAGATGGAAGTATATGAAAGTTAATGTCATTATCACCCCGAAGAAGAATGAAGTAATTGAGTGTACTACTCTTACTACTGAGTATGGTTGTATTAATCTAGGTATTGTAACAGGAAGGGGTAAGACCACTAGGTATACACCTGTTGCTGGTATCAAGAAGTGGATCAGATACTATGTTCTACCAGAAGATAAGAAGGTGGGTAAGAAGGAGACTAAGTAATGTTGATTAAAGCCAATCCAGATATTAGTCGGAGTGGCATGGATATTGTAGATCATTTTGATATTGATATCTTTGGTGATAGAGTAGTAATTCAGGGGATGGCTGATGGTATTATGATTGGCAATACATTTGAGATTGATTATACATGTCTTGATCTCATTGTTAGTAGACTAAGACAGGAGGGAAAGCTATGATCCACAAATCTCGTATGGATAAGATTAGGGAACATTTCCAGCAAACAGCTGGTGGTAGTGACAATAAGTATTGGAAGCTTAAGCCCGGTGATAGGGGAAAGAATAGTAAAGCAATTATCAGAGTACTTCCACCCTGGAATAAGAAAGGTTTCTTTTATCATACTGGCGCATTGCACTATGGATTCAGTAGTGGTGGAAGAGGTAGGGCTATCTCATGTCCAGAAGCTAGTGAGATTCCAAGAGGTAAATGCTTAGTCTGTGAATTCATTGCTTCAATGAAGGAATCAGGTGAGGATTATGAAAAGCTTATCAATAGACTACGAGCTAATCGTACCTATTGGGTGAATATCATTGTACGTGGTGAAGAGGATGAGGGTATCAGAATCTTTGGTAGTAATAAGAAGTTTATTGAGACTATCTTAGATGCTGATGAGAATCCCGATCTAGGTGATGTTACTCATCCTACTAGGGGTAGAGATATTGTAATGATTCGTAAGGGTAGTGGAATGGCTACTCGCTATTCATATACAGTACGGACCAAGCGTAGTCCAGTAGAATTTGATGAAGAGAAGTTGTATCACTTGGATAAAGATATCCAAGAATGGTTTGCTCCTGAGCAAGTGGCTAAGTTGCTTAAGGATAACTTTGGGGAAGAGATTAGGGATTTGGGATTGAAGTTTAAGACTAAGAGTAAGGCAGAGGTAGAGAATGGTGAAGTGGAAGAGAGTGAAGATGAAGAGGAAGAAGAGAAGCCCAAGAAGAAAGTAAAGCTTAAGGTAGTGAAGGGTAAGAAAAAGAAGAGAGTAGTGGAGGAAGAGGATGAAGATGAAGTTGAAGATGAGAACGAATCAGAAGAAGCGGAAGATGAGGATACAGAAGAGGATGATACTGATGAAGAGGACAATGAGGATGATGAAGATGATGAGGAATAAAGATGAAGCCCAATCAAATTACACAGAAGATACTTCATCAGATTGAATTAGAAGCAGCACAAGAGGAACATATAAAGAGTGAGAAAGGAATCTATCGAGCATCAAGTATAGGTGGCTGTCCTAGAGCATTACAGTATGCCACACTAGATGGTATTATACCAGAGAAACATTCGCCTGAATTCACCATGTTCTTAATGGATGGTGATACACATGAGCGAATGATTACGTCACTACTTAGTAAGGTTGGGACAGTAACTCATACTCAACGTAATCTACAGAAGAGATATAAACATCAGGGTGTATCATTCGTAGTTACAGGTACACCTGATGGAATGTTTAATGGAACCATCTATGATGTAAAGGCAATTAATGGTTTCAGTTTTGCCGCTTTAGAGAAGAACTATCCTACTCAATATGTCAAGTACATTGAACAGATGCATATCTACATGGATATACTGAATAAGAAGGAATCAATTCTTCTATTCAAGGACCGTAACTGGTCTAAGATTAAGCCTAAGCTAGTTGAATATAATCCAGACTTCATGGAGAAGATGTTGGATAAACTAGCTTACATTACTAAGATGGTTAAATCTAAGCAGATGATTGATAGACCCTATACAGTCAGGAGTAAAGAGTGTAAGAGATGCCCATTTAGAATGCCTTGTTGGAGATTACCAATGGAGACAATGAAATGGTAAGGGGGATGAATGGAGACTCATCTCTTAGAGTTTAGAATCTTATCATTCTTACGGAGTAGGGATGCTTACTTGAAATATACTCCTGTAGTTAAAGAGTATATGTTCGAGTCTAAGTATTCTAGATATATCTTCAAGTTGATAATGCTATATCATAAGAAGATGAAGGGGAAGGGGAGGGTTCCATTATCCTCCCTTTTCACTTTAGTATCCTCTCGTATTAAAGAGAATGATGTAGCTAAGTATAAAGATATTATTAGAAAGGTTAAGAAGTTTCCCTTTACTGATACTGCCATAGCTGATGATGTAGTTAGAAAGTTTGCTAAGCGTCAGATTACTAAGACCCTAGTACTTACAGCTGTTAACTCTCTAGATAAAGATGAGAATGTAGATATAGAAAAATTGAAACAGAAGTTAGATGAAGCTCTCATGGTTGATTCTTATGATGCCTTAGAGACTTCATATGATTACTTTACTAATCCAGTAAATAGATTAGAAGAAGAGAGAAATGAAGCAAGAGTTGCTACTCTATTACATCCAGAGATTGATAGAGCTATGCATAGAGGTTTAGCTGGTGGAGAGATTGCAGTAGTAGTAGCACCAACCAATGTAGGCAAGACAATGTTCCTCATTAATATTGCTTACAATGCATTGAGACAAGGTAAGAAGGTTGTATTTATTACCTTAGAGTTATCAGGTAAGAAGATTGCAGGAAGATTCGATCAGATTATATCTCAGAAACCTTATGAAGAAATAGAAAAAGACCCATCACTAGTATATAAGGCTAGTAAGAAGTTAGGTCTTAAGGGTGGAGGATTACATATTAAAGATAGCACAGCACTTAAGACTTCAGTGAATGATATATCTGTATATCTTGAGAGTCTTAGGAGAACCTTTGAGTTTGATATCGTGATTGTAGATCAAGCTGACCTTATGCATAGTCCAAAGGAATTCAGAGAGAGAAGATTCGAGTTGTCTAGTATCATTGTTGGATTAAGAAGAATGGGGGCAAGCTTTGGTATTCCTGTGTGGACTGCTAGCCAAGCTACTCGTATTGCAGGTGCAGCTGGCGTTACTACTATTTGGGATACAGCGGAAGATATTGGTAAGATTAATTGGGCTGATGCTGCCTTCACTCTCAGCCAATCCACAGAGGACAAAGAAGAGAATATCATGTTTCTTAATTTTGAGAAGAATCGTATCGGACCTGGTAATCCTAGAATCTTACTTGAAATCAACTATCCGCTCATGAGGTTAAAGGGTACAACCAGAATGAAGGACTAAACTATGTATACCACACTATGTATCTTCCTACCAACAGGTAAGACATTCACTTTTAAAAAGGTTCTAATCATTACTGATAATGAAACTGTTTTAATTTTTAGTTACGTAGCAATGTCTGATGGTGGTAGCAAAGTAGCTACTTTCTACAAGAGTAGTATAGTAGGTATTTCAATATTTGATACGGGGAAGTAATATGAAGCATAAACTTGATACGTTAATAATTTCACTTAGCTCAATTTGTAAAGAGTGTGGAAATATGATTGAGATTAGAGAAGCAGTATCATTAAGAGAACAGGAAAAGTATAGAGATAATATGGGTATACTTATGGGATTAAAGTTAGGACAGGCTCATAATAAACTAAGAGATCACGAATGTTCGGTATCGACTTAGGAATAACCGTCTCATCTATAACCTGTACTAATGAAAGGAATGAGATTGTAGACAACTTCATTATCTTCGGAGATGTCACTAATAAAGATAGTTGGCAGAGAGTATTGGATATGACAGAGCATATAGTAGATAGTATTCATAACTTATGTAAGGCTAAGATTGGAGTATATATTGAGCCTCTCGTTAGTATTGAAGAGCCTGTGTTTTCTTATCGGGTTCGTAATTATATTTCCTATTTTAATCTTAGCTGTCTCTATGCTCTTACTAGAAATAAACTGTCTACTAGAGGCTTTACTATCTACTCGATTAATCCGCAGACTGCGAAGTATTATGCGAAGCAAGTAGTTGGTAATAAGAGACTATCTGAGAAGCTTGCTAATAGAGGTAGACTAACTAAGAAAGGTATGATCTATGCATTCAAGAAGTTAGTTGGTCACGAACCTAACTACTCTAATCAGATTGGTAGAGAGACTCTTGCCGATAGTTTCTTTATAGCCAAAGCTGGTATAGAGAAACGGAGGATAGAGTTAAATGTCGGAAGTAAACGGAGTAATACTAAAGCATCTTTACAAGCGGATGAGGATGAAGTCAGCTAGATTTAGATTCTTAGCTAAGAAAATGAAACTAGGTCAGCACTTAATAAGATCAATGACTTGGGAGTTAGCAGCACAGATGGTAGAAAAGGAATGGGAGTCACTCAATGCCAGAAAAACTCAACAAAGAATTTAACGTTGATTACATACCAGAGTTAGAAGGACCAGATGAATTAAAAGCAAGAGCAGAGTTATTCAGTGAGACATGGAGTTATTTTGAGAAGGAAGTATTTAGAGTTAATAGGCTAAAGGGATTGATTAAACCAGGTGTTGAAAGGAATGCGGGAGAGATGATTGCTCTTATGCATTCAGAGTTATCAGAATGTCTTGAGGCATTGAGACATGGTAATAAGAAATCACAGGTGATTGATATGACTCATGCAGAAGAAGAGTTAGCCGATGTACTTACTCGTCTTATGGACTTCTGTTTTAATCGTGGATTTAATCTACCAAAGGCATTTATGTTAAAGATGCAATATAATAAGACTCGGCCCTATCGACACGGAGGAAAGCGGTTTTGACGGGAAGGGGCCAAGGATGCGTCAGGATCGTTTGACCCCCCTAGTCAGGGTGTTTGCCTTAGGGCGGGTCAGGAATGCCAGCCTGCCGCAAGCTTGACGTGCTAGTGAACGCGAGGGAATGCCAATGCCGGAGATATTCCGAGCCTGTCCGAAATGTGGCACAGAAGGTATAGAACCAACATGGCATAAGAAATGTACTCTTAAGAATAAGAAGGTAGTTAGACAGGAAGAAGTACCATTTGTTAATATAAGTACCAATGAACATCTTCATTACTTCTGTAAGTGTGGCTATGACTTCGTTAGAGATATAGCAAAGAAGGAGAACATGTACGAATAAGAAAGGTGGGAGTATGGCGAAACAGGTAAACGCATCAGACTTAAAATCTGACGGAGTAATCCTTAAGGGTTCGACTCCCTTTACTCCCATTAATTACTATACAGCAATAGCAATTAAGAGTAAGCATCCTAAGTATAAACATGCTGCTATTGTATTTCATAATCAGGAGATTATATGTCATGCTAATAATTCTAATGACCAACATGCTGAGGTAAGAGCTTTAGAGATTGCTAGGATATTAGGTTATACTAGAGACTTGACTCTACTATCCCTAAGAGTCACTAAGACAGGTAAGCTAGCCTTAGCTAAGCCTTGCTTTAGTTGTTTTCTCTATATCAAGCTAACTGGTGGAGTAAGTAAGATACTTCATTCTAATGAAAGGGGGTTGATAGTCAAGTATGGTGAGTAAAGAAAGAGAAGATGCTTATAGTGAAATCATTATTGCTTTAGAGATTGAGGGTATGGGACATGCTGCTAACTTTGTTACTGATCTTCTTATTAATCTAAGGAGAGATGATAATGAGACAGCCCAAGAAAAAGAGAAAGATAATGAAATGGGAGAATCTCACAAAGATAGCAGTAGTGGGGAATAGGAAGTTTAGAGAGAAAGATTTAGTAACTATGTATCTCCATCAATACATAAGAAAGCATCATGAATCTACAGAAGAGGTTGTAATTATTACTAATGGTGATATTGGTATTGGGGATGCAGTAGAGCTATGGGCACAGAGAAATGGGATTAAACATCTAGTAGTATCTGGTAGATGGTTAGAGCTAGAGCTACCTGCCGGACCTAGACGTAATACTCATATTGTAGACTTAGCCGATCAGATGTTTGCCTTTACTTCTAAACAGCAAGATACAGCTGGTGGTATTGATCTTACTCAGGATGCCTTGACAAAGGCTCAGAAAAAGGGTATTGTTACTGAAGTCTATACGGCTAAGAGTCTCAGAAGAAAATTAGATATTAGTACTGTACCTAAGGTACATATACCTGAGCATGTAAAGGGAATACATATTGGGGGTAAGGGTAAGAAGAAGAATAGGGATTCCATTGCTAGTCTAATGGAAGATATCGGAGGGATTGATGAATTAAAGAAGATGATTAAACCAAAGAAGAGTAAATCGAGATATACAGATGATGAGGATT